ACTGTTGTCTGGCGGCATTAAATCTACCACGTGATTTACCTTGTTCCCTGTATCTCCTTCTCAGGTTCTCTTGATACTGTTCACTTCTAAATCCACTGTTAATAGTCAACTTCTGTCCAGTCAATTGTTGTAAACGCATAAGTTTTGCTTTTACATCTGGGTTGATACCAGTCCAACCTGCTTCGCCCATACCAGAGGTGAATGCAATCTTTGGATGACTACCATCCTTGATTTCATCCCACGTAGGTATTTCTCCGAACTCTCTGGGATCAACTTCGGGTGGGTTGTTAGGTGCTCTTCCAGATGGGGTGTGATGTTGTGATGGTTGTTGTTCATCTACACCACAACCAGTATAAGTGTCTGGTAACCTCGCTGGATTTCTTGTTTCTGGACCCCTTGGTTCATCTTGTGGATTGTTGACCTGCGCACTACTATTTGGTGGCGCTTGCCATTGTTCTTTCATTCTATTTATTTCTTTTTGACGAGTTTGAGAATCAAAACGAACTGCACCGTTTGCAACTGCGTTTGCAGTAACCATGTTAGAGATTCTTTCAATACGTCCAACAACTCTCTGATACTTGAATGCATAGTTGTCCATTGGTGTTTTGATGTCTTTAATCAATGCTTCTATATTGTTGACAAACGCACAGAATCTTGCAATCAAGAACTGAATCTTTTGGAGGTTTGGATTTGCAAACAAACTTACTGCATAATCAAACAACCCTTTGACTTTATTAATAATACCTTCTAGATTTTTATCTGTTAAAATTGCAGAGATATCATCTTTTAGTTGTGCAGCTTTCTTGAACACATTTTGATTAATATAAGTTTTTATGTCACCAATAATTTCTGCAAGATCAAAGTTTTGAACCGCAGCTTTCACAGACTCGAAAGTCTCTTTAATTACTTGTTCCATTTTTTCTTTGATACCATTGATCAATGCAGTTACTGTAATCCTTTCAAGAATAGACTTGACAGGATCTTCTACATTTTTAAGTTTTGACAAAAATGATAGTGCATTATTAATAAGTCCTGCAACAGAACCAATGATTGTAAAGAATCCATTAATTGCACCAAAAGCGGCAGGCATCATTGCACAGAAACCACCAAGGATACTTTGGTTTGGATTTCTGTAGTAAGAGTTAAGGTTTCCTAACAAACCCATTCCACCTTCTTTGAGTTTAGGAGGTGTATAATTATACGCACCCATGAAGTCTGCAAGTTCAATTGCAGAAATCTCACCCTTCCCAAACCTCTCACTAAGTTCTGGATAATCACCAAGTTGTTCGGAACTAAGGAAATTATTTACGTCTGTTAAAGACTCAATAAATGCATTGCCATGTTGTTTTATTTGTAGATCAACTGGATCTGTCAAACCATCATCAACAATACCTTGTAAAAATTCTGCTTTAAAATTATCAATTGCATACACGTTTAGTTCCCCATCAGCATTGCTGATAGGTGAATTACCAACCCTCTGTCTAGATTGGTATATCTGATCGTTTAAATCAATACAATTTGATGCCATCTTTATTGCTCCTCAAAGTACCAAAGACTAGAATCTTCTGGATCACTTGGATTAGATTGTAATGTATAATTAGTGTCGCCTATCTTATATGTATCTCCAACCGTTAAATTTTCTTTCTCTAATTGTGCCAGACCCATGTTGTCGAAGTAGTTACTACCTTCTTCTTCATGAGATGGATCTGTTGCATCATCAGATGCAAGTTTAACTGGACCATTCATCGAACGAATCTCAGAATTAACGATTGAGGTTGATACCTCTGGTGGTGCAGGCATTTCTGGTTTCGCTGCATCTTCTGCATCGGTTGGTTCTGCAGAAGGCGCTTCTACCGAAGAACCACTTGCAAGATCGATGATACCGCTGCCTGGATCTACGTTGACTGCATCTCCTGCTTTCATGGATATTGTCTCACCAGTTTGCAGTTTAAAGTTTTCTGAAGACTTAAAGTTGATACCATCATCACCCTTTGTCTCCGCCCATAATCCGTTCTCTGATTCGAACTTGATCACATCACCAGATTTTACGTGCATCTCTTCGCCGTACTTCTGGAACATTTTCTTTGCAGTCATATGAAAGTCAATACCAGATGTCTGTTTCATTTCTTCCGCAGCAAATAGTTCTAATGCGCCTTTATTAGCTTCCACCATGATATCCGCACCACGCATCTGAATCTGATTACCTGCATTGATAAACATTTGTTGTCCAATACCAAATGATGCGTTACCATGCACTATCATTCGATAATCACCTTCGATCTCTTCAACCTTATTACCTTTCACGTAAACATATGCATCACTGTTAATAGTAACCATAGATGGTCCACCAACATAGACATGTTGTTGCTTATCGTTGATTTCGTACTTGTCACCAACTGATTTGTGAGTTGTCGATCCACGTGAGTCAATCTGTACGTATGAACCTTCGTTATGATAAATCATTATACGTTCTGCGCCAGGCGTGTCATCAATCTCAATAGAATGTTTCGCAGTTTGAATCACACGGTTGAAAGGATACTTTGAACCATATGCAGCGTTTGGTTCGCTCCACACAGTACGTTCGTCTTCCTGTGGTTCATCTTCTGATTGTCCCGCAATGTAGACATTCTCAACACGGTTCATCTCAAGTTGAGGAATATATGTTTCTTCCAAACTCTCACCACGTGCAAGACGAGACTGTTGTGGTTGTCCAAAGTCTTGCGGTCTTGAACCTAGTGCTTTAACATCACCATCGCAATCGGGAATTACGCCCCACCCATTTTTCTCTGGTTCAATGGGTTCTGCAAATACAGATGGTATCAATCCAAGTACAAGTGGATGTTGTGCGTTTCTACCATCAAGGAACATACCGTATACAAAAGAGTTCAAAGGTGGCACTGTACCACTTGCATCGTAATCACCCTTTGCACAAATCGCCCATGGAAGATCTGTTGCGGGGACTTCTGTATTGTCACCGTGAACACCAAACGCACGTACTTTTACACGCCCTTCAAAATGAGGATCGTCGTTGTTTTCTACAACCCCAATAAAAAATATAGGGTTTTGTATACCTATTCCTGATTCTTTCATTCTCTATAGTCTCCACTCCACCCATATTTTGCAAGAGTAACATTGGTTTCCATATTATCATCCACCAACTGATGAGATATTGATGTAATCAAATAATTACCAGATAACTGTTCGTTATAAGGCGCATCTGGTCTGTTCTCTACCGTAATCTTGGGAACTCTCACCTTTATAATCTTGCCGGGTCTTAAATCTAATCTACTCGCATTTAAAGTCGCATTCACGACTGTCTGTCCTAAATGGTGTTGATAAGCGATTCTATTCTGAATAATATTTGGATAATATTGTTGCGACCTTAGACTTGCACCTTTATCGTCGTAGTAGTCTTTGTAAACAAGAAAACGTCTTGCGTTTTCATCTGTGAATGTTTCTTCTATAAAATCCTCAGTATGCGGATCTGATTTCAAAGATGATTTGTTACCAGACATGTCAATATAATTTGCATCGTTTCTGTAATCATAATCAATATTTCGTGCACGTCTTCTACCAAGGTCAATTTCAATAACCTTATTTTTGTATCCGCCACTTTTAAGATCCGACACAGTGTTTACACGTGAGGGATTACTAAAATGTCTAAACGTACTAACTTGGAGTTCTGGTTTATCGCCCTCTTGTGAGTTCTGTGCATTGTATGCGAATTCTTCGATTGTCTGAGAATTCTCCAAACCGTGTTGAATTAGAAACTCATCTGTTACGTACCAAAAACCAGTGAATGTCTCAAAGAACCTGTAAGAACATGAGGGTGCTGTAGAACTAAAAGATCTTTCTGATAAAAACCTCATAGCATCACTAGGAGGAAAATTTGGCATAACCACTCGCATAGTACCTTCAGTGGGTTGTACATAGAAAGGTTTTCTTACACCTTTACTACCTAAGTCTGTTGTTCTAAACTTTTTAGTATCAAAAGGAATTCTTTCATTTGGCGCAGACGTATCTTCGACAAGTCTTCCGTTTCCATAATACTTTTTAAAAATCCTTTCTGCAATTTCTGATGCTTTTAAATCTGTGTACGAATCACGTATTCTTCTCAACCCTGCACTATAACTGATTGAAGACATGAAGTTCAAGGTAAACTTAACACCAGTCAAATTCTCTGAAATTTGCAATCCAGTAACACTAATGACACGAGCATTAATCTCTAAAGGATCTTCCATCTTACCGTCATATGTGTGAACTTCAAATGTTAGTTTTTCTTCACCTCTGATTTTGAAATTTTTCTGCTCCAACAAACCAGTAGTATCCATAACATCCATAGAACCAAACCACGCAGAAGAACTAATACTTTGCGTAAATTCTAGTTTGGTAACTATACCTGTAATATCTTGTTCTGTACTACCGTCAAAAGGAAAAACCTTCACTTCTTTGAAGACGGCGAGTTTGGGAGCAAATTCTGCCATTAGTCGTCACCACGAATTGTCTCTACAAATTCCCTTGTAATCTGTGGAAGAAATCTGTTATCAAAAAGAAAAATATCTTTCTTTGCTTCGTTTCTATCTTTCTCATATTCGTAGATACGATATTCTTTCCATTCATCAGGAATGATACGTTTAATAATAATTTTACGACCTTGTTCTGTACGAAGAATCACACGATCTTCTTTTCTTAGATAAATCGTTCGAAATGATTCTGGAGCAAGGATAATCTGATCAACTGCCATATCTTATACTTCCTTATAATAATAAACGATGTTTTCGTCATTACCTTCTTCTTTAGACCACTCGACAACATCATCGCCATTTTCACCAGATTGTTCTTGATACTTTGCGATAATGTATTTGTTAAATGTTTCCTCGTCCATAGGCCATTCGTAATAAGGATCGATAATCTGATTCGCCATATACACCAACCAGACGTAGTCTACAGAACCGTAGTAGAATTCTGCAACGTCTTCTGCACGTTCGTTCTGTTTAACGGTATATGGTAAGTACAACATTGGATTGGTGGAAACACTTTTTAAAAAACTATTTCGTCTAGTAATGTCTCTTACCTTTTTACCATCGTAGTCAACGATTGGAAAATTTTCGAAATACTTTGCCATGATATTATCCTTCCGTTCCTACTGTTGATGGACCAACAACTTGCGAGACATCTGCACGTGTGTGCGCCTGCATTTCTTGTAGTTCTACTGACAACGTAATAGATCCTGGCGCACCACCCGACATGATAGGAACTGTACCTGCTGCATTTTCATAACTTACATTTACAGATCTGATCATACAAGGTTTGTATCTTGGAAACAATTCGGGATTAACCCCAACCAGTTTGATTTCTACTGTACTTGGATATGTAAGAAGAGTTTGTTCCATTACACCTTTGATCAAGTCTGATGTATCTGGTAACGCACTTCTTTTGAATAACTTTACGATTTTATCTATAGTTTCGGTTTCTTGTCTGTTTGAAGGATATAGTTCCCAAGAGAAACTATGCGATTTCAAATCCACA